TTTTACAATTGGCCCGGCGTGCCCACCCAATTGTAAAACCCCTGGTACATCTGCTCCGCCACGTCGCGAGCCATTTCGCCGACGATATTGATCATCGCCGGCTTGATGACGCGCTTGGTGAGATCGGTGATGTTCAACGCGAGATCGGACGACGTGAACTGGAAATCGTGACCAATCTGTTTGTCCACCGTGAAGGCAACCTTGCCCTCGATCACGTTCTTGAGGTCCATCGTCGCGCCGGTACGCGGGCGAGGATCATGCGGACGGCGAATGTTGACCGTCGAGCCGATCTTGTAGCCGTTGACCTCCTTGGAGAATTCTTCTTCGGGGGCTCGGTAAATCTCACCGAGCCAACCGATTTCATTCTCCATAGACGCGAGCGCCGCCTTGGCGATCACGTCTGCCGTCAGTGTCGTATCTGCCATTGGTGTTGTTCCTGTCGGGTCTTACCCCGTCAGCGCAGCACGCCCGCTTTTTTCAGTTGCGCGGCCATGTCCCCTACGCTGGCCTTAGCGGGATCAAAGGCAGGGGGATTGCTCCCCCCGGCGATGATCGGCGGCGGCTTTGGGGCTGTTGATGCTGGCTTGGCCGTAGGGGCGCTAACCTTGCCCTCGATACGGCCAAGCTCGATGAAGCCGGCGGTTGGGTTCTGTGCGAACGTCTCCGCAAGCTGGCGTGCGACATCGGGGTTCTTGCCGAGGTAATAGGCGACGTCGGCACCCTTATCGCTGTTGGCGACGTAGGGCACCATTTGAGGTGCGAAAGAAACGTTAGGGTTGCGAACAACCGCATCGAAGTCTGGAATACGCCCAGCGGCTTCGCTCATGGCCTCCTCAAACGCCTGCGCCTCAATGGCGGCAGCAGCTTTACGCGATGTTTTCGCCTGCTGCTCCAGAATAGGAATCTGCTCCTTGCGCAGCTTGTGAAAAACGCGGTCGGCAACTTCCTCATTGGGGTCGGCGTATTGGGACCAGTCCGGGTCTTGAATCCCCTTCAGCTTGGCCAATTCGGCTTCGGCAGCTTCGGCCCGATCGGCCTTGGCTTTCATGTCAGCCCACCGCCGCTGGTTACGTTCGCGACGGTTAATATCGGCCTGCGTCGGTTCCTTTGCCTTCTCCGGCGTCGGCTCTGCCTTGTCGGCGGCTTCAGCGGTGGGTGCGCCTTCCTCGGTCTTTCCGGCGTCGGGTTGGGCGTCAACCGTCTGCGGTATCGTGATGTCGCTTGAAACGGGTTCCGGCGTTGCCGCTGCCGGTGCGGTTGCTTGATCGGTCATAAAAAATCCCGCCTCAAGGGCGGGCCTCTGTTCCTGCGTTCGGCCGTTTGGCCTGCGGCGGTGGTTCGCTCAACTTTTTACGCTTCAACGCTATGTCCATGTAGGTGTTCTGCAGATTGGCCTGCGCCTGCTCTGCTTCCACCCCGACATTCTGATTGGCGCTTGCGGCCTTGGCCTGCGCTTCCTGCGCCTTGGCTTCAGCCTCCGCGCTTTGTGCTTCCATCATGCGCAGTGCGCCTTGGGCCTGCGCTTCGGCCATCGGATCGGGCTGCGGTGGTGGCGCGTCTTCGGGCGACGTGGCCTGCACAACTTCGGGCGGCAGCACCGCGCGCAACCGTTCGGCCAACTCTTCGGAGCCGTCGAAATCCATATTCTTGACGACCAGATCGCCACCAATGGTGCCGATCTGCGGCATGGCCTGCATGAGCGCGGTCAACTGCTGCACAGCTTCGGCGCGGCGGGAAGCGTAGTTCGGGCCGAGAATGACGCGCACAGACTGGAATTTCATCTGCGCCATGTCGTTGTGCTTGAACTCGACATCGCCCACCTGGAGCAAGGGCTTGTTGATCTCGACGGATTTTTCGGCGTCGTCATCGCCCACGAGGCGCAGCACGCGATTGGTGTCGTAGACCTTCGGCATCATATCGAGCATCACCCGGCCGGCGTGCTCTAGGCTGTGCTCCAGGTTGTCCACGAAATGCGCGGTCGCCTGGTTGCCCTGCTCCTCACGGGCCGCGATGGCAACGCCTGACGTTTCATTCGAGCGGGAGCCCAGCGAGGCGTCATAGATGCCCGTGGTCGCCTTCATGTCGTCCGCCAACATCTGCGCCATTTGGATCAAGCCGGTAGGCAGCGGCGGCGGGGCGACACGCTGCGGGCCTCCTGGCTGCGCCGGGTCCGGGTCATACGGCAGGTAGGGCGTCGGCGTCTTGTTGGCGTTGTCCCAAACCGACTTCCAGTTTTCGACCATCTTTTTCGTCACCATGTAGGGTGACTTGGGCTGCTGCCCGAGGCTTTCCGCCGCAACCGACATGAAGTAGTTGTGCAACTGCTGCGGCTCACGCTGGAAGCGCAGCAGGCCGTGCCGATAGAGGCCCTTGTCCAGCGGGATTTCTGTGCCCACAACCGGAATTAGAGGTATCCACCGTGACGGGCATTCATAGGGATCTTCGAGCTGTTCCGCGCCTGAAACCTTGGTCATCGTGACCTTGTGGCCCATCACTTCGCGGGTGTTGACGATCACGCCCTGCTGAATGAGGTCACGAACTTGGGCCATACCCTTTTCGGTGACTTCGTGTGTCGATCCGTCCTGCAAAAGCGCGATGGTCTTTTTGACCGGCTCACGCTTCCAGTATTCGGCAATGCGGATCTGGTCGCCCGAACCCCATGAGATCGTTGCAAACTTGCCGGTCTGCATGTTGGCGTCGACACCGTCAGCCTTTGCCTTGGGGTAGAGCTTTTTGAAGTGCTCCAACGGCAGCATTTCGGAGACAACGCACCAACCCATTGTTTCGCGGGCCGGATCAAGCGAGGCCGGATCGGGATAGACTGACAACGGGTTGAACACCCGCTTGATCAGAATTTCCTGATCGAAGCCTTCCTGGTCAACGTAATCGTGGACGATGCGGAACCAGCCGAGTCCGCAGGCAACCATGTGCTCGACAGCAGAGGCGTACACATGGCCCGCTGACGAGTTGTACTGGATGCGTCGAAACAGACCATTGGCGATCTCGGCCATGTCGGACTGGTCATCGCGATCGGGCTCCACCTTGATTGTCGGCATGTTCTGCCGGATCGGGTTGGAGACCTGCCGCAAGAACTGAGACGAGCGGTTGATGGTGATCATCGGACGGCCGGCGCGCTCGGCCTTGGCCGCGTCAGACCACTGGAAGCCAGCCGCGAATTTCAGGTCTTCGACCATCAGCTCCCGATTGTCCTTGTCGAAGTCGTAGGACGTTTCGAGAGCTTCGCGGGCTTCCTTGGCGATGTCATCCATCTAGATCGGCACCATCGCAGCAGCACCAGCAAAGTCCTACCTTGCGCCACTTCGCCATGACGGCACGGGCCTCATCAGCAGAATAAATCAGGCCGCGCAGGCGGTTTTCCGGGTCAGTAACAACAGCCATGAATGCCCTGTCCGATTGCTTGTCGTAGATGGGCTCGAACCATTGACCTACCATTTCAAATCCCCATCCAATCCGCGTTGGCCTGCGCCGTGCCGAAATTCCATTTGGGCGCCTTCGCCCTGGTCTCAAGGCAAGCCGCCAGATACCGAAACGCATCGGCCCCGTGCGATGTCCAATCGTGCAACGGTCGCTCCCTAAATACCTTACGCTTCTCGTCCCATTCCCGCTGATACTGCTTCAGGCAGTCGATACCGCGTTCCGTCTTGTGGGCGTCGAAGTAGCACTTGGGCAGGATGTTGCGGGCCGCGTTGATGCCGTCCTCTACAGCCACGCGCTGCGCAACCGTGATCGGGCGCAATCCAAGCTGTTCCAAGGACGACTTGCGGCTGACACCTGACATCAATTCCCTGATCTCTACGTCATGCGGCAGGTAGTGTTCTGCATAGGTGTAGGGCTTTTCATTCATCAGTACGCGCGGAATGTCGCGCAGCGGCGTGTTGTTGGTCTCGTAGTAGTCAATGAGCCTGATTTCCGACCCAATGACCTGGGCAAACCAGATCGCGGTTGCGTCATCAAGGCCCAAGTCCCAAGCGGTATAGACAGGTTCTGACGGCTCCCACGGGACAGAGCGAATGCGTCCA